AAACACTTAATACTTAGAAGAAATAAATTTAAAGATCTTTATACGTGGAACGATTTATCTAGTCACGTAAATAAATATCCACACATTAAAGGTTTACAGATATTAGATTATGATGACAAAGGTGACAGATGGTGTTTAGATAAACACAAAGCACTAAAACAACCTTTCTTTAAAAAGAGTAAGATAGTAGATTTATGGTGGAAAGGTAAAAGTATAGTAATTCCTTTTGCTGAGTACTCTAGTAAAAAATTAGTAGATATGTGTTTTGAGTTTGAAAGATATTTTGGTCATGGTCAATGCAACGTATATGCTTCGCCAAGTAAAGGATCAAAAAGCTTTCCTGCTCATTGTGATAAGACAGAAAACTTTTTGTTTCATCAAGAAGGTAAGGTTAAATGGACTATATATAAAGAGTTCGCGCCAGATAAACCTAAAACAATTATAGATGAATTTGTACTAGATGCTGGTGATTTGCTATACATACCGCAATATCAGTTTCACAAAGTAGATACTGTTGGTCCTAGAATACTATGTAGTATTCATTTTAAAAATAAAAAAGAACAGTCTTTAGATAAATTTAAAATAACATCTATAAAACAAAATGTTAGGGAAAAATGGTGGAATCTTAATCCAACAGTGACAAAAACAAAAAAGGTAGTTATTAACAGAAGGTTTCCAATGACTTCACAGACTTGGAAAAGACCTTATTTTAAACACAATCAAAAATAATGAAAGCAGGAAAAGTATGGGGTAAAACCGAAATGGTACACAAAAATGGTGTACTAGAGTTTCACAGAATAGAATATAACAAAGGATTTAAATGTTCAGAGCATGAACATAAATTTAAATGGAACGGATTTTTTGTTGAGTCTGGTAAAATGATAATAAGAGTTTGGCAAGACGATCAGGGCTTAGTTGATGAAACAATACTTGAAGCTGGTGATTTTACTATGGTTAAACCTGGTAAATTCCATCAGTTTGAAGGATTAGAAGATGGTGTTGCGTTTGAATTATACTGGGCTGAATTTAACCATGATGATATAAACAGAAGAACATCAGGTTCAAAATCTTAAAAAATAAGTGATAATATAATAAAGAATAACATTATGAGAATATTTGTAGGACATGACTCTAGGTTTCCAGAAGCTACAAAAACATGCATCAAATCTATGAGAGATGCTGGGTTTGATGGCCAAGTGGATTACCTATGTAAGACTAAATTAAAAGAAATAGGATTTTATGGTAGAGAAGATGTAGAGGGTGAATCAACAGAATTTTCTTTTACAAGATTTTATATACCCATGATTTGTAATTACGAAGGTAAAGCTTTGTTTTGTGATAATGATTTCTTATGGAGATGTGATCCTAGAGAAATCGGTAGATACATGGGGCAAAAACCATTAGGTGTTGTAAAACACCCTGATTATAAAGCATCATCTAACAAGATGAACGGTGTAGTTAATAAAAGTTATCCAAAGAAAAACTGGAGTTCTTTGATGCTTTTTTCTAATAAATTTTTTAAAAATAAATTATCAAAAGAATATTTAGACAATGCTAGACCAGATCAATTACATGAATTTAAATTTATAAACGACGCTGAAATAGTAGACTTACCTAGAAGGTATAATTGTTTGGTAGGTCACGAAGGTTATGATACAGATAAAGCAAGAGCTCTGCATTACACAAATGGAGGACCATGGTTTGAAGAATACAAAAATGCAGAATTATCAGAAGAATGGTTGAAGACATACAAGAGCTTGTAAAAAATAAAAATGTATTATTTGTCGGTAACTCCGTAGAAATAATGCATCATAAACTTAAAGACACTATAAACAGCTATGATATAGTTGTTAGATTTGGTAGAGCTATACAAGCTACACCTGCACAAGAAGAGTCTATAGGTACTAAGGTAGATATATGGGTAACAGGTCAATTCAGAGCACCATGTTACGATACAAAACGTGAATGGTTTGAAAGAGGTAAATTTAAAGACGTTAAGATATTACTTAACAGATGTAGAGGAAACTTCTGTTTAAGCGATTGGATAATAGAAGATCGTTTACCCATAGGTATGCCTTACACACAAATGTATGCAGATCAAGAAATAATTGATATAATGAACATGTTTGATGTAGATATGTTAAATCCTAGATCATATAGACCCAGTGCCGGGTTTTTAACTATACTTTGGTTTATGCAAAAAGTAAAAACCTATAAAAGCTTAAACTTAATAGGTTTTGATTTCTTTGCTAAAAAAGTTGATAATGTTTTAAGTAAAGATAAACGTGGTGTTAAAAGTAATGCAGCACCTCATAGCTGGCATCTACCAGTTTACTTATTAACTAGATCTGCTCATGATGCAGAGTTAGAGCAACAGTTTATGTATTTCTTAAAAAGAAGAGGAGATATTAATTGGCATATACTTAGTGATCTTAAAGATAATCAGATAAGTTATAATGATTGGATGAAAGGTGAAAAGTTAACTAAGACTGCTCCTAGAAAATCAAAGGTATCAAAAATCCTGCCACGAGCTCAGCGGCTAGCTCAATCACAAAAATTATCAGGATAGGTAATATATATTCCCACCAGTCGTACTTTCCGTTATTATTTAAATCAAAGAACTTCATGCTGATCCAACTGGTTTAGCTATAAATTCAACATGCTTCATTCCACTAGTAGATTCTATTATTTCAAAGCCATGTTTTCTAGCTTTGTCTAGCCACCAGAGAGGTGGTCTTACAGTTAAGTGAAGATTATCACCGTTAGCAAAAGCACCACCTGCTGGAACGCAACTGATGTTAAACATAACGATTTTATTTGTTTTATTAAATATGTGTTTAAATACAGTGTCTACACACTCTGGTTCCACGTGCTCCATAACATCTATACATATAGTCATATCACAACAAGGTGGATCACCACTAAATTCCTCTATACCAGGTTCATAGTTATGTATTGAGTATGGTACAACATCATACATAGATTTAATTTCTTTTTCAAAAGAATTTTTACCAGATCCATAATCTAAAATACTTTTAGAGTTACTTATCTTTGCTATAAAATCTATTCTAGGTCCTTTAGCTATTACAGCTCCTCCCCATTTTTTATGCTGTTGATGTTTTTCTTGTATTTTCTTTTTGTATTCTTCTGATATTAACATTTCCATCTTCTTCTAGCAGCTTTACCTCTTTCACCTGTCCAACCTTTAGATCTTGCACAAAATGATTTTCTACGTTTAGCGGCTTTACTTCCTGGTTTAACTTTACCTGTAACCGCTGTTTTTAATTTACTACCTGGGTTTTTCTTTCTATAAGCTTTAACACCTTTAGCTGTCATACCAGCACCTTCTTTTGTTGTACGAAAGTTACGACCTTTACCTTTTGTAGTTTTTCTTACGTCAGGTTTCTTTTTTCTTTTTTGCAAAGGAGAGCACGTGTCACAACTACCCTGTGATTCACCACAAGTAGGACAACCAGCTTCCCTAGTTTGTAAATGTCTTTGCAACCAAGTCATATTATTTCTTTTTCTTTTTAGGAACACAGTTAGGTACTTTTCTACCACCTTTTTTCTTCATACCAATAGCTTCGTAACCTTTCCAACAAGTATTTTTTAATCCTTTTTTCTTTTTACCTTTTTTTTGTAGTAAGCCAGCTTCTTTTTTCTTTTGATCAACAATAGTACCAAACTTACCACCTATTCCTGAAGGTAATTTACCTAAAGCTTCTTTTGTAAATTTAGTAGGAGCACCATCAACTTTTTCTTTTACATCTTCAACTAGTTGTTTCCCATCTTCAACTATTTGTTTACCAGCGTTTATCCCTTTAGCTATTATACCACTAGCAGATCTATCTCCGTGACCATCAGGTCCCCAGTGTCCTGCTTTATGTTTGCTAAGGTGACTTTTACCTTTAGGATTTCCTTTTGCGTCTACTGTGTGTTTTAGAGCTGAAGGTTTTTTTGCTCTAGCCGAAGCTATAATTTTACTTATGTAACTCATAATTATCTATTTTTTCTAGGATTAACAGGTGTAGCTGGCGGATTAACACTAGGTGTTGGGCGCGGAGCATTTACTTGTGTAGGTTTGTTATTATTATTATTATTATTGTTGTTGTTATTGTTACCACTGCTTGAGCTACCGCTGCTTGGAGCGTATATAGGTCTATTATTATAGTATCCTGGTTGATAATAGTTATTATACCAACCGCCATAATATCTATTAGGATATGATATGACGTTGTAATAAACATTTGGCTTAATCATGTTTATAGGTAATCTCAAGGTGTCACCCTGCTCTGTTACAGCTAACACATGGGTTACCTGTATTTTAGGTTTTTTGTTGTACGTTCCGCAACTACTTACAGTAGCAGCCAGAACAAAAAGGGCAATTTTCCATAATTTCATATTTAGTTTAATTTATAATAGGTTTTTCTTGAACCTTCTTTTCTATAAGCTTTTAAACATCTGTTTCTATTCTCACCTTCGTTTACAAAACTAACATGTACCCAGTTTGGGTTTTCATCAGTACCAAACTCCCATATCATCTGGTCAAAATCTAAGTTTTCTTTGATCCATTCATACATATAAGCATTAGTAGCATTACCATACGAATCATCTATATCAATCGCTTGGCCTTTACAATGTTGTGATGTTAAACTTCCGCCTATAGCTTTATTGAGTTGAGGTCCACGATAAAACGAATTAATCTTTATAGGGTGTCCTACGTGCTCTCTAAGAGGTTCAAACACTTTTTCTGCAACTAACTCCATGTTAGCTAAATGCTCATCAGAGGGATCATTTGGCAAACCAAGCCTATTAGCTGTCAAACTGTACGTACCTTCTTTATACGATACGTGTTTGCTTATTTTTTTCATTTCTTCAGTGCTTCTTTCACAGCTTTAGCTTTTGCTTTAATTTCTTCAGCTTTAGCTATAATAAT